TACTTCTTTAAATTGTGGATTAACACTTGCAACTTGGAATACATTTGCATTTAAGTTACTTAATCCTGCATCTACAAAATATAAAAAGTCATCTACTCTAACACCGTCTATGTCACCATTTCTAATTTTAAATGCAGGTGTGCCTTTAAAACTATATGGTCTTGTATCTGCTTCTACATCTCTAAGAACATCCATAGGTACTGATGTTGAAGCCATTCGTGCTTTTGCTGGAATACTAACATTAGCATAACTATCATAAGTTATGTTAGTGATGTTACCACTCAGAACTGGTTGTATTTTAGATACACCAACTAGTTGTGGATGGTTGTATGATATGTTACCAATTGTAATTGTTTCGTCATATAATCTATTTTCATTTTCCCATATTACAACTTCTTTGCTTGTATCCGGAATTGTTGTATCGTAAACTTTCTCACCATTTGCATATCTTAAGTTAGCATCTCTAGACGATATTGTACCGTCACCTTTAAGCACTAACACATAATCAAAGAATGCAGTTTGGTCATAACTAGCATCTACGTTACTTAAATCATTACCGTCTGAAATATTTGTACTAAGTTGATAATCTGTAAAGTATTTTAATGAACCTGTCCCTTCATCATTTTGAACATAGGATACATTAGCATTAACTGGAGCAAGTTTATAAACATCAAACTCGCCATGTTCACTTCTAGCCATATGCACGATGTCATCTTGTGCTGGAATCTCACTTGCAAGTCTTGATGTTCTATCAAATAATGTTTCAAAATTTAATATATCAAATGCTTGATAATCTACATTATATTTACTTACATAACCTGCGTTAGGCAAAGGCTGGTAGTCTAAATCTGTTATACCAGTATGGTCTGCTTTTGTTGTAGTGGGCCATAAGCCTTTCTCTGACATGTCCCTAGGTCTAACAACTAAACGTGTTGGATCATCAACATCTATTAATAGTGTGGAGTCTGACTTACTATCTGGTGTAATGTCAAACGTTCTCATCTGTTGTAATTTTGCGGCTAAGGCATCACTTGCCTCTACTTTAATATTTAAAGTACTGCCTGGTAAATCTTTTTGGTATGCATCTACAAAGTCTATACTTGCTCTTTCATCTACTATAATAGTTGAACCAGCGGATATGTTTCCACCTGGTAATGCTTGTACGTTTGCAAAGTTAATGTATGAGTTAGTTGTATCACTAGCAATACTAGAAACTGTGTATAACGGATCAGTAACTCTTTCTTCTAATTTAACACCATCTATGTAAACATCTAAATGTGGATATGTTCCATTAATAATTGTTAAGTTATCTGTAGCAACATTACCTGCATTTGATAATTCGTCACTTCTACTTAATGGTGCAAAAGTAAAACTAGTATTTCCACTTTCAACTAAACTAGTGTTTGTAATCTTAGTTCTACTACCTGGATCAAATTCCCAATTATGAGAACCTGCGGCTCCTACAACATTACCTGTTGTAGCAACTGAATCTACAGTAGCAGTTACATCTGAGTATGTTGTGCTGTTTGCACTTTCAAAACTGAATCTCTGTCTTGGTTGATATCTTTTTGCTTCTAAATCTAAATTTGCTAGTCCACTACCTGCAAGTGTGAAGTCTGAACCTCTAAGTGTAATAACAAAGTTTTCTGACGTAGCATTTGCTATACGTTGTGAGGTTGCTTTTACTAAACTGTTACCACTTGTTACACCAATGTCTGCTGTAATAGTTGGATCTAATGGCACGTTAGCCATTGTATTATTAATAGCACTAACAACATTGGCAACCATCTGTGCATTTGTGGCACTACCACTTGCTACTGTTGTTAAATCAATAGTAGTTGTTTGATGTGTTGCATTAGCATGGTGGTCAGTAATTGTAATATTAGGAACACTAGTTAAATCACCTGTGTTGGTAATGTAAGTATTACTTGTTGCAAAAGGTTGCTGATATGACGTGCTAATGTTTGCTGTGAGCAACTGTGCCGCAATAACTGTTACTGCTGGATTAATAGTATAACCATATCCTGGCTCTGTAACATCTACAGTAGTAATTCTACCGTCTTGTCCAATATTAACTGTTGCTTGGGCAGTAGTACCTCCACCATATGAGAAACTACCTGGTATCTCTGCTGGTGGTGGTTCAATTTCTAAAAATGGTCTTTGGAAGAACTTAGTGGTCCTATCCAATACTTCCACTTCTCTAACTTTACTTACAGTATCTTCTGGATATGCTATTTGTATAAGTTGTAGTTCGTCAGTAATTTCTGATTCGTTAACTTTAACATCCAAACTTTGTTGATTTTCTACGTCACCGAATTCGCCAAATTTAAGTGCCCACTCGTCATAAACATTAACACTACCTGGCACTAGAACTTTATCACTGTTTAACAAAATCTTTAATGCATTTTGTGTACCTTTACTTCTAATCATTCCCATATAGAAATCATATTGGTCATCTTGTGTAAGTTCAAATTCTCTCAGATATTTTCTTTCTTGATATCCGTATTGTCTTCTACTTGCTTCGTATAATTGTTTTTGTACTGGTACATGTCCAATCTCATTGTATTTGCCCATGTCACCTGCTAACGTATCAAAGTTAGGCAATAATTCTGAACCTTGTATAATATATCCGTCTGCAGATAAAGTTCCGTCCCATGCTTTAGTACGTTTTGCTTTAATTTTTAATCTTGCTTGCCTTTGGTTTAATACATCATCGTATATTGTATCACCAAATATAGTTTTGTTTGAAATTAACAAACTATGTTCTATCTCATTTGTGTATAACAATGAGCCGTATAATTCTTTTCCTTCTGGAGGACTAATAGTTATTAGTTGTCCATCTCTAATTATTTCACATTCTATAGGACTAATTTTTTTGCCTTCGGAATCTAGTAAACTAAATTGTCCTTGGTCTATATCTTTTATTTCACTAACTTTTCCTATAGGAGCAATGAATTTTATTTTGGATGCCATTGGACTTAGATTTAATGTGTTGCCTGAACTCCACTTACCTAAACTCCAAAATAGGAACTGTCTTCCTGAATATATCCAGTCGTTTACATCTGCTATTTCGTCATTGTAGTCACCAAAGTCATAGCCTTGTGATTCTTGTAATCTACCTAAACTTACTAAGAAGTCAAATACTTCTGATACTGTATCATACTCTGTTCCGTATTCTACTCTTGCTATTTCTCCAGTACCACGCAAGTATAATGTTGCTTCTGCACCACCTACTGTAGGCAATGTTTGAAGTCTTTGCCAAATTTCTGTATTAGTTACAACACTTCCTGCCGGAGCAGGTGCTTTTGCTCTAAAGTAATTGTAGCCACTTTTAACAATTTCGCCTTCGTTGTACTGGTTTGTTCTATCATATGTACCAGGGTTAAGTGGCTCACCACCAACTTTAACTTGTGTTTTCTCTTTTGCTGTATCACTTACTTCTATTTCAAAATATTTTTTGGTGCTGTTATATCCAAACACTTTATATTTCTGTGAACTTGTTAGTTGTATTAGCACACCGGTATAATCATTTGTTGAACTGTAAGGACCAACGTGTACATCTACTTGTATATCTTCTTGAGGTAATATCAAACTTGAACTGTTACCAGTTGTACTATAGTTGTCACTAAACACAGTCATTGTGTCTCTGTCAACAAAGCCTGCGAACTTATGTCCTAGTTTACTATTAACTGTTTTAAATGGTTTACTGAATTCTGCTACAGGATTAAGTCCTTGGAATCTCAAGTAAGTATCTATAAATTGTGTATAACCAGTATTGGTTTGCAATATTGCACTTGCATCTACACTACCATGTACAGTTGTGTTTTTGACCTTGTAACGTTTATTTGTTGTCTTATCAAGTAATTGGTTGGTGTCTGCAGAACCTCGGATAATATTTCCGGGCTCTGCAAACACACTGGCAAACTTACCGGGCTTGGTAAGTAAAAGGGCCTCTGCTATTGCAAAGGGATATGCTTCAGAAATTTTCCATGCGTTCTCTACAGGAGCACCATCTCCAAATTTCCAATTCTTTCCTGCTAGTGTGGTATCCGCACTATAGGTTGTTGTTAGTGTACTTGTTAATTTATAATTCTCTGTACCGCTTTGATGTGTAGCAGTACCTGTAGCATTTGTACTTTGACTTGTAGGTGTAAAGAAATATTTAGGACCTACTGTGAATGGATATGCTGGTTGTAAGTTGCTATCCACTGTTACTACATAATATCTTGTTCCACCTGGGAATTCAGGTGTTACACCATAACGTGTATTAAATTCATCTAGGTCTCCAGTTGAAGAACTATATTCATAGTCCTCAACAAATTCTCCAGTTGGTGTTCCACCTATTGTTGTTCTTAATGCAGTTTTTAAACTATAACCGCTTTCTAATCTTTTGATTGCACTAGTGTTGTCTGCTCTGTCTGTATAACCATATGGACCGTAAATTGGTAAACCGTCAAATGCCCAACCAACAATTGGTGAGTGACTGTCGGTTGCCCAACTATTTAATCCAACTGTTTGTGAACTAGGTTGTGCGTAACCATATATGTTATCTGATTTAACAAAACCACTAGCACTATCCATGCTCACATCGTTTCTATACAAGTGAGCGTATGTGAATGAGTTGCTTAATGAGTGTGCGTTGCCAGTACTGGCATTAAATATTTGTGCTCCATTAACTGCAACACCAACTGCTGTTGATCCTGTGCTTGTTGCACTTGCAAAGTTTCCGGATGTATTATCGCCTGTATTAGTTGTAATAGTATACTTGATTTCTTTATCGTCAATAAAGTTTGTATTATCTGTTGTTGGGAATGTGCCTACAGTATGATTGATAACATTGTTTGTAGTAACATTTAAAATAGCACCACTGTCTAATTCTGCAACACTTAATCCATCTGCAGTTTCTATAAATGAAGTTGCGTTTGCAGTAGCAGTACCCGTTGTCGATTCTACCCAACTAATACTTTTAGTTGTTGCAGTTGTACTAATAATATTTGCAGGTGCTATTAAGTTAGCACCAGTATCTACTGGTATCTCAGTTTTTAATCCTATTCTTCTGTATGGATTATTTTTTGTATATCTATTATTTGTAACATTTTCTCTGTCACCTTGTCTAATTATACCTTCTTCTAAATCTTCCCATAAAGGTTTGTTATTTAAACCATAGTCAGTATATGTAGTAGTAATGTACTGAGTATCAAACCAACTTGGCTTTTTAACAAAGCCTAACATTTCCCATGGATGAGTATGTGGTCTTTCTGTATCGTAACATGCTTCGTATATACCTCTCCAATACCCAGGCTTTGGAGTTCCTGAGTTGTAGTTCCATGTGAAGTAGTTTGATGCATCATAGTATTCATTGATTACAAAGTCTACATCATTTCTATTAATGAATTGGTTAAAGTTACTTCTTAATAAGTTATAATAACTGCTTCTAGTTAAACCTGTATCTGTTCTAAAACGTCCTGGGCGTACAGAATGTACGTTTAAGTCGTAATGACTATCTCTTTTTCTAAATGTATCTGTGATACCATTCCAAACTCTTTTCTCAAATTCTAATAGTATGTGGTCATGAATATCATTGGCGGCAACTGTTTTACTACCGTCATGTCCAACAATAACATTAATTGGTTCTTTAAAACTTGTGTCAGTTATAATCTCTGGTTTGTATGCAGGATACAATCCCATTGCACTTGGCGTAGGAGGTGTTTGACAACTTTCTCTATCCTTGTCATATATTCTAAATTTAAGTGTATTACCTAATGTTAAAGTATAAGAGTCAGTGAAGTTTACAGTATTAGAAGTTGTTGTACTTGTTACTGTATAATCTTGTTCTGCATCTAATAATTTTTCTATACCGTCTGAACCTGTGTCGTACACATACAAACTATTTTCAATTTTAGATAAGTCACAGTACTTGCTTAATGTAATTGCTTTTGTTAGTACGTTATTTACTATAACTCGTTGTTCGTCATACTTGTCGCCAAATGCCGCCATGTAACTATAATCAAAAACATTTTTACCTTGGTTATAACTAATTACTGCTTCTAACACAAACTCTAAAGTCTCACCGTAACTTTGGTTACTAGTGTCGTTTGCATCTATATAATTCTTAATTTCTTTCTTTAATCTATTTTTATACTTTACATATTCATCACTATTAAATTCCAATGAATCTTTAATATTAAACTTGTCATTACTAAACAGCCAACTTGCCATTTGTAAGTCATCATCTGTTTGTATAAGTTTATCTGCAAAACTATTATCTACTTCTATATCTGTAAAGTTATTTGTTGCTAGTGGCTCACCGGTTATGTCTTCTTGATTTTTAATCAAGTTATAGAAATGCTCCAGGTATTGCGGTTGAGCAACTGTTTCAATATCTAAATTGTTTAAGTTACTGTGCCAACTTAAAGGTAAATTATATCTACCTTTACGATTTGCATCTTTAATAAACCCTGTTGTAGTTTTTGTTTGAACATCTATAACATCATCTTTATTAAGTTCAAATGTTCCAAATGTAATTGCTATGTGCGTTGGGTTATAACTAAATGTTCTATTTCTTACACCATTAATAAAAACTCTAATACTGCTTTCATCTACTTCTGGTTTAGCAGTTATTTCCCATATTGTTCTTTCATTTTTAATATCTTGGTCATTAACAATAAATCTGTCTTCTACTTTTTGATTTGTCTTTTTATCTTGTGCCTTCCAACTTGTATCCTTAACAACATTTCCGTTAGATAAAGTTTTGCTATAATAAATGTAACCTTTCATATAACTTTTTTCTGTACCACCAAAAGGTATGTAAGAATGTAAATCTGTTTCTAAGTCGTTAGCAAAAACTATTTCACTAAAGTTATTAAAGTTGCTGTAAGTTAACGGAAAGCCTAAAACACTATCGTCTGGCTTAGAAGCATTTGCTTCTTTATAACTGAATATTTTTGTCCCAGAAAAATCACTTTTAGGATATACAGAATCGCTGTTTAAAGAAATACCGTTGTAATCGTATGCATTAAAAAGGATTGGTGTATTAACTTTATTCTTTTGTTGTCCTTCAATCCATTTTGTTCCGTTCCAGTAATATTCTACACCTTGTTTTCTAGCACCAAACTTAACACTAATAACATCGCCAATACTTGCTGTATAACTTTCCGGTGTTAATGTAGCCAAAGATGGGCTACCACCATCACTACCAATTGTGTATATTTTTTGTGCTATACTTGTTTCTTCGTTAGGGAACATAATCCTGTTACCCACTTCAAGTGTAACACCGTCAATAACACCGCCGTTTGGTCTGCCTTCTACTTCGCTTTTTAAATTATCAAAAGATGCAATTTCTACTGCGTCAACACCTGCTGTACCAAAATTATGAAGTTCTATATTTCTATCAAATTCTAAAATAGGTCTAACAGCACGTTTATCCTTGCTAGGTAATTGGTCACCTGCATCTAGGAAGTTTTGTCTGTGATACCAAAAGTTAATTCTACTCCAAACATTATTATCAGTAGCACCACGTTCCATCATGATGTAGTCATTAACTTCTTGAGTGTTATCACTATCAAATGGGCCTGTGTCGTATGCTCCAATACCACCCACAATATATTGTAGTTGTTGTCCTACTGGAGTTATATAGCCGTCCCATAAAGGTCTTCCTGTAGTTGAGTCTACCTGGGTCATTGTTGAATAAGAGAAATTATCTACATCTACATAGTTCTCTATACCGACCAATCCACCTGATTTAAATCTAGTATCATCTTCATCATCAGTTGTGTTTACTAATGTATCTGATGCAATATCTATAATAGTTCTATCGTATAGTATATAATCTTCTGTACTAAATGTTGTTGCAAAGTTTTGTTCTTTGTTTATTAATAGTATGCTTTCCCCTACACCTTCTACAATCCAACGTGTATCGTTCATATATGTATCTGGTATTACATAGTTTCCACTGAATGATATTACCATACCATTTTTAAATACTGTGCCATCGGGTGCTGTGTAAGATGTTTTTCCTAATATATCTTTTTCTATATTAATAGGTGTTGTGCTTGTACCTGCTATAATCTTTGCTGTAGGGCCTGTTGGACTCCAAAAGTATTCTTGATAGTTAATAAATTTATCAATGTTAATAGGTGGAAGAAAACTATAAAAGTTACTATCGAATAATGTATTTTGGTTTTGTGTATCAACACCATAACTTTTTAAAACATTTAAAAAGTCTTGATAGAACATTGCATTTTCACTTTGTCCAGATAACTGATTAATATTATTAACTACAGGATCGAGACTATATTTGTCTCTAGTTGGATTATGCTCTACCTTATATGTATCTTCAGGATCAAAAACGTCAAAATCTTTTGAACCAATGTAAGCACTTATATTTTCTACATTTGCTTTTGAAAATAGTTGCTCAACAGTTGTATCAAAAAAGTTTTTGACAGTTGTTGTTTGGTTAACTACTGGTAGTTTTGTATATTTCTTATCTGCCACTTAATTTCCTATTAATAGCCTGAACCACTAGAACCGCTCGATCCTGAACTTGAACTTGAAGAGCTTGTACCAGTTGTGTTATTTATTATGTCTGAATTAGCAGTTGTCGACGATTCTTGTACATTAGTTTCTACAACATAGTTACCATGATAAAATGTTACACCATTAGGCATAAAAAATGTTTTACCAAAGAATACATGCGTATGATGTGTACCATCGCCTACAAAGTCTGCCGCTTCTGCTGAAGGATATAAAGGATAGTATCCATCTATTGCATAAGGACCAATTGCCTCTGTGCTATTGTCGTAACTACTAAATGATTGTGCGCCTACTAAAGAAGGTTTCAAGTTATCACTAGTTAGTTTATCAACTATATCTACATCTGTAACTTTTGCTGTACTTAAAAATAATTCGTCTGAGTCACATTTAACTTGGAATAAATCTCCAAATTTACCGCTATTTGTTTTAGGCACTATAACAATACTGCCTATTGAATTTCCTACTTGCTGATGAATATAACTACTCAATTCTGTAAAATAGAATGTGTCTCCAAATTCCCAATTATCAATTGTAAAATAGGCATTCACAGCCTTAATAATATTTGTTTTAATTTCATTGTCACTTAAACTTGTTCCTGGTAGTCTTACAACTTTAAATCTTGCTTGTAAAGAACTAGGAGCATCGTCGCCAAATAGTAATTTAAACCTTCCGCTCTTAAATAGTAGTTGGTCACTTGCTGTTTTAAATTGTTCTAGTATAGCAAATTCATTTTCTAGTTCTGCAGATGTAGGCTCAATGGGCCATGCTGTTCCAGGCACATTAAGATATGATTGAACTTTATCATTGTATGTATCAGTTAGCATAAACATCTCATGTACATTACTAATGCTTGGATCTATTCTCATGCTGTTATCTGCAATGTGTTGCCATTTAAAAATTACACCTTCTTGTGTTGTTGACTTAGTATTTTGTGTAAAACTCTTACCATGTCTTGCTCTATGATTAGAACTTTCATAATGTTTAACAACGTTTAAGTTCGTACTACTGTACGTCATAATATAAACTTTTTTAGTATCTACTGCATAAACTTTTTTATTGTGTAACTTACCACCAATGTTGGTGTTATCAAATTTGTCAATAATACTTTCTTTTTTAACTAAAAAGTATTCATAGTCTGCTACTGTATACACAGTACCTGTGTTGGCTGAAGCATCACCTGTTGATGAGCCTGCAATTTTTGACATTTCTGTATTAAAGTTTACGTCATCTTCTCTTCTTAAATCTAGTATTCCTGCTTTAACAGGTTTTGTATATGTGTAACCATCGAAACTGTTAAAGTCCTCAAATATGATTACATCGCCAGTTGCAACAAAATCTGCAAACTGGATTGGATTGTCTGGGCTGTCATCACCTGTAGTATTAATTGGCGTGACTTGTACTTTTCTAGGATCTGTATAACCGTCACCATAGGAAAAGTTTCCAACTGCTGAATAAGTAATTGGTGTTGTTAATCTTTCTCTATCGTTAATATATGTAATAGTTAATTTGTCTTTGCTTGGCAAACTTGAACCATCTATAGCATAGTGCCTCTTATTATTAAACGTACCAATTCTCAATGTACCTGTCTGTGCAGAAATATTTGCATTTGTAACTTCTATATGTCCGCCACCCATGTTAGATGCATTACCTATGTTTTCATATAATGTATTATTGTATTTGTAACTAATATTACCACTAGCATCTAAGATGTTTGAACCAAACGTTGTGTTACTAAAATTAATAACAATATTACTAGGCAAACTATGTACAACACCTGTGTTATTAGCAATAGTAACGTTTGTATTGCTTGTTAAATCTGAAGTATCAAAGTTAGTACCTAATTCTATTACAGCATCTTTAACAAATGAATTTGCACTTGCATCACCATTACTAAATATTCCAAAGTTACTAACAAGTTTTGCTTCTACTTGGTCGTATCTAGTATCTCTGTTCTTTAAAGGTATATTTGTAAAACTTTGTCCAATCTTAGTTGAATACCATGCATCGCCTACATAGTCTGGTGTTGTATCAGTATCAGTCCACTCAAATGTTTCTTCACTTCTTGATTTATTATTAAGTGTTGTAATTTCTATAGTATCGTATTTTGCAGTTCCTGTGAAACTGTCTACAATTCTATTTGTATTAACATCATAAAATCTTACATCTTCATAACTTTCAAACACATAACGTATGCCTCTGATAATCACGTCATATCTGTTACTTAATGTATCGATAGGAACGTAAGTGAATTTTAATAACCAACTTTTATCTCTGCCGTTACCTGATGAATCTTCAGCATTACCAATGCTAAAGTCTGTTCCTGATGAAACATCATTGTTTGAAATAACGTAAAAACTATTACTGCTTGGATTATATCCTAAAGCAAAACTTTGTTTTAAGTTCATAGCATTTGTAAGTGCTGTTATTTCTGTATCAAAGAATTTTTTTCTTAATGTTGTAATTACTGCTGTGCCCTTCCATCCTTCCGGTACACTTTCACTGAGTGTAATTGGGCCTTGCACAACGGTACTATTACTAACACGTCTTCCGTTATCTCTTATACTTTTAATCTTAACCCATTTGTTATCTGTGATATCTTCTGGGTTTTCAAATCTAATTAAGTGACCAGGCTGTATAAGTTGCAAAGCCGGGTTTGCAATATTTACATCTGATGCTGTGCCGTTAGCAGTAAAAGTTTCTGTTAAATATCCTGTTACGCCTTCTGCAACTTTAGGTAATGTGTGCCACTCTATACCATACAATGCTAAATTAAATTTATTTGGTTCTCTGTCTAACCATGCATCTCTAAAATCACTGTATATAAAATCATTTAGTTCTAACTTCTTCAAATATGTTGGAAGTAATTTTGTAATTTGTTCTAGTGGTGTGTTATTGTTATCTATAAGGAAGTTAGCACTTAAATTACTATCTTCAATAAACAATGCACCATCTTCTGCTAATGTATTTGTTGTTTGGAACGTACTAGTTGGATCTGAAATATCAATATATCTACTATGTCCAGCATGTGTTCTATTTGTTACTTTAAGTTTTGCAATGTTTGTACTTTTTGCCAAAGGTAACACTTGGTAATCTTGTGCTGACACCATTCTATCTTGAGCATAAAATGCCTGTGGTGCTCTTTCTTTAATACCTTCTATTGTCTCTGCAGGCAAACTGTTATTAACAGCATTTTGTAATCTTAATGTTACAGTAAGTACATGTTGCGTTCCTGCATTATTAATATAAGGAATATTTATAGTAACGTTTCCAACATCATCTGGTTGTATTTGATATCTAACAGGATCACTAGTTCTATATATAAACTTAAATAATCCAATTGGTACCTGTGCAAAGTTGCCATCTGCAAATTGTAAGTTTACTCCGCTATCGCCTCTGTTCTGTATAGCATATAAACTAGATGTGCCAGTTGCTAATGTATTATATTGTAATGTCTGCCCAACTGTATTTGGAACTTTAGTCCACTTAGTTAAACTATCGCCTGAAGCATTTACTTGTTGTAAGTAACAATCTGTTTCATTAATATTTTCAATAGTAACAGGTACTTGTCTATTTTCTACAGGTTCAACAAAGTCAAAATCTTCTGTTTGTAATATGCCCTGTTTAAACATAAGGAAGAAACCATTATTTTTACTGCTTAACCCTAAGCCATCATTTCTGTGAATCATTCCAAAGTTATTTGTTCTATCGGGGTGTTTCTCAAAAATAACTTTATTATCTGTAAAGTCTGCATTAACAATTTCAAAATCTTTAGTAATACCGTTTATGTTTGATGTGAATGCATGTACTAGTGAATTTGTTATTGGTGTATTAATTTCATATAAGTCTGTTACTATATCATCTATAGTTCCTGTTTTAACAGGCTTACTAAATCTATTTACGTTTCCAAATGCACTATTTAAAATAGTAATAAATTGCTCGTAACTGTCTGAGTTATTTGCATCATTCCAATTAATTGTTCTAGCAGATAGTTCGTTACCTAAACTGTCTATTAGCGGTTCAGATGTTGACATGCTTACAATTTTCATTAAGCCACTTGCTCCAATATTTCTTTTTGGATTATATCCTAATTGTCTAGCAAGTTTGTAAACACTATCTTTTCTTTCTGCTGTTTCTAAAAAGTTTTCCCTTGTGTTAATATCCATTCTAAATGCAATACTTTGTGCCAAGTATGCAAGTAGTTCTATAATAGCAATAAATTCAGAACTCTCAATGTAGTCATTGAAGTTCTCTGGGAAATTAGTTTTGATGTAATCAACCATTGCTGAACGCATGGTATCAAAGTCGTATGCTTGGAAGTCAACTTGGCTGTATGCCTGATAGGCTACTTCCCAATCTTCCGCCGCAAATAAATTGTTTTGTCTATTGTTTACTGCCATTTTTAAATCTCTACGTCTGTCCTAGCATATTCAAGAAATAATCTATCCTCGTCTAGGGTTGGCAAAAATTTTAATTGTACTTGTACTCGTATTAAATGGTCTAAAGTTTGTGTAAAGATTTCATCAATCTGTACTCTTGGGTCTTTTTCGATAACCCTTCTCACTTCCTCTTTAACTTCTTCAATTACGAATTGGTCTAGTGGGTTCATCAAAATGTCGTATAATGTTGTTCCGAAGTTAGGTCTCATCACTCGTTCGCCTTTTCTTGCTTTTAGTTCATTCATTAAATCTTGTTTAATCAAATCACCATCAATAAGTGTATAAGGTGCCCTAACCTTCCCTACTGTACTAAACCCTTTGTATATGTTTGCCATACTGATATTTATCACTAATCGTTAAAACTAGTTTTAATACACCACTTTTTGAAGTGCTGTGTTTTGCTATGGATAAGTACATATAGGAGCAAGATGAGAATCTTGTATTGTTTTACTCAATTCATAGGGATAATATGAAAAACGTACTAGAGCGATTTGAAAATATCGTACAACTTGCGTATTCTGTCAATAAGGAAATTCAATCCAAAGGATACGAGGGAGCCGTAGGTTACGGTCCCAGGTTCAGAAAAATGCTACACAAAAACGGCAAAAGAGTGCATTCCATGGGAATATATGACTATTACACCAAGAAGTATGTTCTTTTTGAAATGGTTAATATGGTTGGACAAAAGGACAAAATACCTCCTGAGTTCGCACAAATGGAGAGACTTGTAAAGGATGCCGTTACCGCCTAGCAAAAATATTGTTTTCGTTCACGGCAGTGGACAAAGCCACTTGAGTTTTAATTTTCTTGAGCTGTGGTTACCAGAGCATTACTCAATGTGCTTCAACTACAGCACTCAAGAAAACCCTGATGATATTATAAAAAGATTTAAGATGCTATTAGACTTAAATTTTGATGGTGAACCCATACACATTATTGCACATAGTTATGGTTGCTTAATAGCATCTTTAATAACAAAAGAGTATGACAATGTGGAATCACTTATAGCATTATCAAGTCCATGGGCAGGCTCAAGAGCCGCTAAGTGGCTTAATATGGTTTTTAGAGAAAGCAAACTTTTTGCAACCACCAAACCCGGAAGTCCTCTTTTAAAGGCAATTGCTAGTCTAAAGGTAGATTTTCCGATAACTAATATTGTATCCACAGGAACTAAGTCGTCAGCAAATGCGTTAGCAGGTTTAGGAGCAACGCCAAATGATGGATTACTAACATTGGAGACACAACGAGCCGTCCCAAAAGGCTTTTCTAGTTGTGAAACAATTGATATGGAAGTTAGTCATAATGAATTGCTGATGTCTATGGACGTTGTGGAATTAATTAAAGAGAAAATATTTGATGAACCAGAATATATCACTTAACAATACCGTAGAAGAAGAACTTCGAATAATGCTTGTAGAAAAAAATAATGAATGTAATTTACTAAGAAAACAAATAGAAGTTTTAAGACATACTGTTGCTGAAGAACAAGAAGGCAAGTATAGGGCTTATATTAAGTTTGCAGATTTACAAAAAGAATTTGAAACTCTTAAGAAAAAGTAAATAATACTACGACAATAATTCTAACTGTCTACGTTTTATACGTTGTGCCATAATACCCCAACCCATGCCGTTTGCAGTAGGAGTTTCTGTTTCTAAGTCATAAGCATCAGGCATACCAAATAAGTATGCTTCATAAATTCGTCTTTGTTTTAGTGTTGGTCTAAATGTACTATTAGTAACCCACTTCTGTAATAGTTGTGGCACAAGTCTGTTATCTTGTCCTGTTAGTAATGCATCTTTGACTTCACTGCCCATAAAATTATTATGTCCAATACTATTACCAAATAACACAGTTGCCAACATGGCATTCTTACTCATGTTCATACCCATTAATGTACCTACCATAAACTTACCGGAGTTACTAAGTCCAGCACTACCTAATTTCTGAGATACGTTGTTAGTCATAGCAAATTTTAAATTATGTATAATTGTGCCTTTAGTTCCGTCAATTGAATAACTGCCCTTAGTTCCTAGTACCTTTGATAGTCCGTAACTAGGCAAGTCTGCTTCTAATGTATTTTGGATTATATCTGCGTACTCACTTGCTCCTCTAGCCATGCCAGGAGTTTTAAAATTGCTTTGTGGATCTAATATTTTACCATCACCAAACATAGTTGCACCAGCATCTAATTCATTTCTATCTAATACATGCCCAAGTCCTACAACTGTATTACCGCTACTGTTCTTAACTGGTGTAGGTAAACTAGTACCGCATGTAGCCAATAATTTGGCACCAGCATCTGCCATTCCGTTTTTATCCATATTACCAGCCATACTTTGTACATCAGTTGGAACTGCTTTTAATACACTTTTCTTGTAGTTAGGTGTTGCACCAGGTTGTGGTGCTGGAGTAAATCCTGTTCCAACATCTATACTACCATCTGGTTGAGGTACTGTTGCTGGTTTTGTGTCTGTTTGTTCAATTGCGTTTGTTGGATTATCTTTAACTGTGGCATCTTGTGACACCATTTTATTAGAGTCTTGTGTAAGTGCTGTTGCAGTTGCATGACCAACCCAAGGTTCTCTAGTAGGGTTAATTTCTATAATACTTATGAATTCTGTTTTATCTCCTTCACGTTCACCGTCTGTGGGTAAAGGATTATCTTCTCCAGGATCTTCTTCATTGTACTCGAACGCAGGCTTCTCTACACTTGGATCCTCATGTGTTATCTCTGTGAATGGCTCAACGACTAAAGATTCTTTTGCCTGTTCAGCACCACCGCCATCATTAAGATGCACAGTCGAACCTATAATATTATTCTTCCCACCTGCTTGGGAATTTATTTCTCCACTGGCGTGTTGCATTATATCTGCACCACTAATAACAGCCTTGCCGGCAACTAATATATGTCCATCTCCTGCTGACTGAATAGTGTATTCTCCTAAAGCACGTTGACTTATTAAACTCTCTGCATCTAAATGGAAGTCGTGTCCTGCTTTAGTTGTTATATCATTACCTGCACTAATTTTTAAGTCACCTGCTTTTTCAGAATAAACACCAGCATTAATATTAATACCTAATCCGGCTTCTAAATTTAAAAACTCATCTGCTCTTATATTAATATTTTTTGTTGCTCTCATGTTTATGTTTTCATCACTGAATACATGTACACTTCCGTTTTCTGCTAGTTCTACCCATGCAGTACCTTTGCTGTTAATAACATAGATGATACCGTTTGTATCATCCATTAAAATCTGATTACCTAATGCTGTTCGTAAACGTATGTGTCGTTGTTCCAACGCATCGTCCATAACAAACTGATGTCCACCACGTCTATTTGTTCCGTCTTTTTTACCTGACTTTAAGCCTGGCTCTTCTGGACCTGGTGTCAATATTCCAAATACTTGTGAAGGACTTTCTCTCCTAGCACCAGCAGTTGTTGTTCCTCTAATTGGGTCGTTTATTAAACCTTGGTCTAATATAGATTTTGTTAAAATATGATGTAAAGGTCTCGAAGCCGTTTTACCATGACTTGGATCATCTTCTCTTTTATTTTTTTCTGCAACTGGTAAAGGTAAACTACTACCGTATGTTGTTCCTGAGGGAATACCTGGAACCATATGTTGCATTTGGTCTGGGAATAAGCAACCAATTATAATTGGAAATTTTTTCTTACCATCGCCGAATATAACTAATACAAAGTTACCTGGATCTGGTGGAACCATCCACATACCATAGGACTTCATAGTCTCATCATAACTTTTTACATTCTTGCCTATCTTCTCACTAGGAGTACTTCCTGCAAAAGGTGAACTCCAGTATGCATTAAAATACCCTGTGGGGTCGTCTCTGTCTTTTGACAGCATTGGAATGTAAACAGGTATACGTCCGCTGTTTGTATCATCCTTAGGTCTTACAATAACTTCGCCTACATATATACCGTGGTCTAACTCTGCGGCAGACCTCATCTTTTCTGTTTGATTCTTTCTAGTTACTTTGAATTCGTCTGGTCTATATCCCATTATCCACTACCTCCGCCCTGTGCTAATGCTCTTTGTTCTGCTTCTCGTCTAGTTTGCTCTGCATTATAGGCGTCTGCCTCAGCCGCCGGATCAAACGGATCTTCATCTCCGTAATCAACGTCTGTTAGTTTAAACTTGCTCATTTGGATAGCAGTATCCTTTGGTGCTTTATCAAATGTAACAGTATACATACCGCCGCTAAATGAACATGTAGTAGAGACTATTCTGTATACTCCACTTATAAAATATGATGTATCAGTGTTCCTTAAATATCCTGTGTTCTCATCTTCTTCATCTATATTTGGATCTCTAACTCTAGGTGTTTGCATTGTGAATAAAAAGAAATTATCGTCACCGTTATTGTATACCATACCAGATTTAGAATTCTCTCTACGTTGGTCATATTCTTCAATGGCTGTCATTTTCTTTGTGCCTTTCTGTGCTTCTGCATAACTTGTTGGTATACCTAAGTAAAAAGGATCGCCTCTTACTTTTAAGCCTAGTTCTACTAATATACTTGCATCATTAACATTTTGATACATGTAACCAAATAGTGTTGCGGCATTTGTACCATCACTAGTATCTCCACTTGTTGATACAATACTTGGTCCGTACATATATTTTGTTCTAGGTTCTACTGACTTGCCTCTTGCCGCGGCAGAAATTGCCTGAGAGTGAGCTCTCCGAGTTTGAGTGTTTTTTAAGTTTCCAATAACTGATTCAGAACCACCATCATCATCTATTAAATCTACACTATAAATATAGCCACTTGCTTCTGGTTTGTAGTCACCGTTATCTTGTGTTGCGCCAGGTGTAGTTCTACTGTAGCCGGCAGTATAGTTTGCACTTGCTAATGCTTTGGCAGTAGCATTTCTGTGAGTGTTTGATTTGTCGGTAGCAAACTTTTTATATTCTTCATCAGTCATTCTCAAATCATCTTTAAGTTTCCTGTCGAACTCTCCGCCTTTACCAATTTGTTCTAGTATTTTACTTTGTGCGGCGGCTATTCTGGCTTTTTCTTCTTTGCCTGATTGGTCTTTATCTGAGTCTATGTTTGCTCCAGGTGAATTAGGGTTAGTACTTAAATCTCCTAGTGTACCTGCCGCTGGTGCTTGTAGTAAAACTTGTCCTGCATTGTACTGAATATCTGCACTTAATATTTGGTCATTTAATCCTGTATACAAATAATGATATGCTTTTTTAATGTTTACATTTTTAACAATATTTGTTACTTGTTCTTCTGATAGATTTGTCTCAGCCGCAGAAGTGTTTTGACCATTTTGCCTTGTATTATAAATTATAGGTTTGTATGTTACACGTTTGGCGTATTTGTTTCTTCTAGTATCAAAATCTAAGTATTCAATGTCTGCTTCTATTCGGTACCATTTTACAAATGTTTTGTCTAAGTCTAATCCATCCTCGCCTAAAGCAGGATCTCTAAAGTTACTTTTTCTTGAAGTGGTATTTAAAAATGAATCGCACATAACAAGTGCTGTAGTAAAGAACTGATTCATACTAGTTCCTTCTTTCATATTAATTTGTTGTTGTGTTCCAAAACCACCGCTTTCTAATGTAATACCACCATCTAAACTGTCTGGATTATCTTCTAATGCTTTTTCAAAATCTTCCTTAGTTTTGATACCTTGAGATTCTGCATTAATTAATCTGTTAATTTGTTCTGCATTTTTTCTAGAACCTCTATTACTGCCGTCAACAATACTAGTATTTTCTAATACACTTTCCAGTTGCGATAAATCAAAAATGATTTCATCATGGAACTCTTCTTCTTTGAGATTGTCCTCTTTAAACTTTTTAATATTTTCTTGTAAGTTCTCTGTTAATTCCTCTATGGTTGTACCTTGTACATACATGTCTTTAGGAATTTTAAAATTGTAATCTGCGTATGCTTCTGATTGTGCTACCGGGCAATCAAACTCGTACATACTTCCTGTATCATCTATAGCAACTGAAACTTTTGCAAGTCTTAGTTGGTATATAAACGGTCCAGCAATATGAGCCGGTTCACCGCCGGCATCTTCGTCATTAATATCATCTTCGTAGCCTTTAAATTCTACTGCTAAAAACATAGGTACATCAGCATACATGTAATGTCCTAAATGTGCCTTTGCTATTTGTATTTGGTCTAGTAAATCTGCGGCTCCTGGTTGTATTAATGTAAACTGAGCTCTTGTTGCCACAGAATTACCTGTGCCAGGTCCTTGTACAAAACTTATATCTAAGTTGTCTATTTGTACACCTGTTACACTTGTCTGTGCAATTACAACTGTATCTCTTGGCTGAGCCGATTTTGCTCCACGCATCCAGCCGCCATTATCGTATCCAGTTTTTGCTGGTATCATATAAAGTTTTAAATTATAGGAAGTGTTCTGATATGCATCTAATAGGTTGCCTTCGACAGCACCTATGTAATTATCTTCGTAAGTTACCTTTGGTTTTACTTTGTCTTTTGATGCCATTATCCAATTACTCTATCAATAGTTTGTCTGGTCGGTAAAAGTATTTCTAAACCTGATACAAAGTCCTCTAGCGGATCTATTAGTAAGTCTGGGTTCCTTAAAGCAAATACCCACCACAGGTTTGTTGTACCATATAACTTATGTGCTAATAAATCGGGTCTTTTATCATACCTTGATTCTATTGTATAGATGTCGTCGGATATTGACTTAGGAATTTTAGGCAATGAATTTAAGTCTAGGTAAAAATCTGTTACCTTTGCATTTCTAAGAAAACTGTCGTTGCTATGAAAGTCTGCCATTAGATAAATCCATCCTTATAAGACCTACCACTTGAAAATGATTGTAAGTCAAATTTCTTTCTAAGTTTCTTGTATGTGTACTGTGGTGCCATTTCAATCATTATGTCTGTTTCAACTGGCATGTATGTAGTTGTTTCTGCACCAGTTGAAGATTTGTATTTAACTGGAACATAGTCTACACCATCCGGGAATTGGAAGTTATAAGAACGTATCACAACTGGTACCTTATTAAACCCATATTCTCCTAGATATTCGAATAACATCACTGGAGGAGGTGTACCATATGTACCTGCGTCTACAGAAGTATCTCCAAAGAAACCTTTAGTAACACTTCTTAGGAAATGAAATACTGCTAACAAGTATTGTGCTTCTTCTGTTGTGTTTGCTGTCCAACTACCTTGTAACGGTAATGTAGGGGGTCTACTATTAATATATGTATAAAACGGATAATTGGAACCATGCTGTGCCGCCTCATTGTATTCAACACTTGCTTGTAAGTATAAGTTAGGAGTATATGGAAATACTATACCGCCTCTATCTTTGAGAGGTTGTAGTATAGAACTTTGTTCATTGCCTTTAGCATCCACTAAGCCATATGCCCAGTCTTCTCCACCTTTCTTAGGTCGAATTCTTGCTCGCCAATCTTTATTTACAAAATTAGTTCGGTCATCGGTATCAGACGTAATAAGTGTAGTATTCGTTGGGTACCGGCCTCTATAATCTATTAAGCCTTCGTCATTTGCCATAATCAATATCTCCTACATGTATTTATCAGATAAATAATAACATACTTTAATTATTATAGCCATTTAACAAATAAGTTGACAAACGCCAGTAAATGTGTATAATACAATATAAACGAACTATAGTTTTGAGGAGACAATTTTATGGTGCAACCAAAGAGAGTGAACTATCTTAATAATAAAGATATTCTAAAACAGATTCATAAAAGCAAGTTATCTTACTGTTATATACAGGATGACAAATTTGCTAACGTCGATTTAATCGTCGATGACGTTAAAAAAATTAACAAGACAGCAATTAAACAAGCACAGGCTAACAAAGCCGCAAAAATGCAGACAGCGGCATACCAGCAATCTATTGCAGAAGGCAATTGGACTAAAAAGCCAAAACAAAAAGAGTTTGCAGTCGACCCAAACACACTAGCAGTAGATGAATTAGTGTTTAGAGTTATGACATTTGACCATATTCCAGATGAACCTGGTAGAAAGAAAACAACAAAAACAGTTGCTGACACAAAAGCAAAAGTAAACTTTCCACCGTTCAAGCATTACATTTTAGATAGTGCTGGTGTTAATCCTAGAGAAGTTGTTAGAAGTCATTGGGTAGGTGGATTACACAACGGACATTTTAGTGTTGACCATGGTACTATTAGTAATGAGCTAGGAAAGATGTTTATGAAGTTAGTAGAACGTTATAGTCAACGTGGTAACTGGAGAGGTTATACTTATGTTGATGAGATGCGTGGTACTGCTTTAGTACAACTATCGCAAATTGGCTTACAATTTAACGAAGCAAAATCGGATAACCCATTTGCATATTACACGGCTACTGTTAATAACAGTTTCACTAGAGTACTAAACTTAGAGAAACGTAATCAAACTATCAGAGACGACATTTTAATTGAACAAGGACATCTGCCTAGTTACGGAAGACAAATTCAACATGAGAATGAGCTCAAAGAAATGAGAGCCCAGGCTGAAACTGAAGCAGATACCCCAAAAGAGTAAATCAATACATGGCAAACCTTTTTGAAAGGGCCGCGTGTTTTACAGATATACATTACGGCTTAAAACAAAATAGTAGACAACATTTAAAAGACTGCTACGATTATGTAGAATGGTTTATCGCAGAAGCCAAGGCTCGCGATTGTGAAACCTGTATCTTTTTAGGTGACTGGCATCATCATAGAGCAAGTATTAATATTGCTACTATGAATGCAACTATTAGAGACTTAAAAAAACTAAACGACAACTTTGAAAAAGTTTACTTTATTACTGGTAATCACGATTTGTATTATAGAGAAAAACGTGACCTTAACAGTATTGAGTTTGCTAGAGACTTAGAAAACTTTGTTATGGTAGATGAACACTTTTGTCAAGACGGTGTTGCTATTATTCCGTGGTTAGTAGGTGACGAGCATAAAAAACTAAACAAAGTAGATTGTAAATACATGTTTGGACATTTTGAGTTACCATACTTTAAAATGAATGCAATGGTAGAGATGCCAGACCACGGTGGTATTAAAGCATCTGACATTAGCAATCCAGAATATGTTTTCAGTGGACACTTCCATGCTAGGCAATATAAAGGAAACATACATTATATAGGAAATGCTTTCCCACATAATTATGCAGATGCTGGAGATAATGAACGTGGTGCTATGTTCCTTACTTGGGACGAAGAGCCTGTTTATGTAGACTGGCCCGATTGTCCTAAATATATCATGATGGGTTTGAGAGAATTACTCACAGAGCCAGAAAAATATTTAGATGCACAAACACATGCAAGAATAAAATTAGACGTTGGCATAAGTTATGAAGAAGCCAACTTTATTAGAGAAACATTTGCAAAACAATTTGGTGTTAGAGAACTACAACTTATTCCTATCAAAGAAGAGGAAGAAGCATTTGAAGGGACTGAGATTAAATTTGAAAGTGTTGACCAAATTGTAATTAGCCAACTTGAAACTATTGAAAGTTCATTAGTAGATACTGGAAAACTTATCGAACTGTATCGGGATATTATTATTTAATGTTAAAAATTAAAAACGTAACTGCAAAAAACTTTATGAGTGTGGGTAATAACCTACAAGCAGTAAATTTTGATACTGACTCATTGACACTTGTACTAGGTCATAACTTAGACTTGGGCGGAGACGGCAGTAGAAACGGTACTGGTAAGACTACTATTATTAATGCATTAAGTTTTGCATTGTATGGTGAAGCACTTACAAACATTCGTAAAGATAATCTCATAAACAAAACTAATGGCAAAGGCATGATTACTACTGTTGATTTTGAAATCAATGGTACAGAATACAGAATTGAAAGAGGCAGGCGTCCTAATGTACTAAAGTTTTATGTGGATGGCACAGAAGCCGCTGACAATGAACAGCAAGGTGATATGCGTGAAACACAAAAAGACATAGAAAAGATTATTGGCTTTCCGCATTTAATGTTTAAGCATTTGATAGCATTAAACACTTATACAGAACCTTTCCTAGGTATGAAAGCAAATGACCAACGTGATATGATTGAGCAGTTGTTAGGCATAACAGAAATAAGTTTAAAAGCAGATGTTTTAAAAGATAGATTGAAAGAAACTAGAGATAGAATAAAAGATGAAGAACAACGAATCAAAGCAGTAACAAATGCTAATGAACGTGTTGGAAAGAATATTACAGATATTGAAAACAGAGGCAAGGCTTGGGTAACACAACATGGCGACAAAGTAAATAGTCTGCAGACTAGTTTAGATGCTTTAGAAGAAACGAACATAACTATGGAATTAGAAAACCATAGACAGATACAAGAGATAAATTCCAAGTACACAAAGATACAAGGACTTGAAAGCGAACTTAAAACTATACAAACAAGTCTAAGTCGTAATGAGAAAAATTTAGAAACTTATGCAACTAATATTGCACTTGCAAAAGAAGGTACATGTCCAGCATGTGGACAAGATACTGCACACTTAGAAACGCACGAAGAATACACACAAGAACTTTATGACAAGATAGCAGAAGAAGAAACGTACAAGTTAGAATTAGACACTAAAGTTTTTGACTGTGAATCTCAATTAAAAGAGTTAGGTGAATTGCCTGAGACACCTATTACATTTTATAGCAACATGGAAGATGCATTAGGACACATGCACAATGTTACTACACTAAAAGAACAAATAGAAGAAAAAATTAAAGAACAGAATCCTTATACAGAACAAGTAGAACAACTTAAAGCAACTGGACTAGAAGAAATAAGTTATGACTTGATGAATGACTTAACTTATTTAAAAGAACATCAAGAGTTTTTACATAAACTGTTAACCAACAAAGACAGTTTTATTAGAAAGAAAATTATTGACCAAAACTTACAATACTTAAATTACAGACTAGGACACTATTTAGACAAACTAGGCTTACCACATGATGTTAAGTTTAGTAGTGACCTTAGTGTTGAGATAACTGAGTACGGCAGAGACTTAGATTTTGATAATTTAAGTAGAGGTGAACGTAACAGACTTATACTAGGTATGAGTTGGGCGTTTAGAGACATATATGAAAGTCTCAACCAACCTATGAATTTAATGTGTATAGACGAACTGGTAGACAGTGGCATGGATACCACTGGTGTTGAAAATGCATTGGCAGTTCTAAAGAAGATGGGTCGAGAGTCAAACAAAAACGTATTCCTTATATCGCATAAAGAAGAACTACAGGGTAGAGTAAACAATGTATTGTATGTTGTTAAAGAAGGTGGCTTTACAAGTTACTCCAACGACATAGAAATATTAGACCCAGATAGTGACGTGTACAGATTTGAAGTAAAAACATGATTATAGATTTGCATCTTGGTGAAAATGCTGAACACACAATCACTTATAAGATGTATGACAATGAGGTGTCCGAACTATTCTATAACAGAATGAAAATTCAAGACAATAAAATTGTTAGCAGAACACAATTTTATAACTTTGGTGAAACCATACAGTCTGTAGAGCAAGAACTTTTATCTATAAGCGAACAATTAAAAGACTTAGGCTTAATAGAAGATACCAGTCAAAAAAACTTAAACATTTTACATGAAAATTTTCCTAAGTTGCATGAGCAACACACAGGTAGCACACTTGAACTATTGCGAGAGTTTAATTACTGCATACATCATTTAGAAGATATTAGTAGAGGTTTTAATTCAAAA